GAAGCAACCAGGGGCACTATCGGTATCTTAAACTTTTCAGCAAACACCGCAGACTGCATAAGTGTTAAATCATCGATAGTGCCCCTGGTTGCTTCCCTCATTCTATTTAATAATCCCGGATCATCCAACCTGTTAAAAGCATTTCTTACACCGACTATGCTTGCACCCAATTCGCCCAAATCTTTAATTACCCTGCCTATACCCAAAAGAGCCAAAGCACCGCCCGCCGCCTTAAAGCTGGTTATCATAGATTTTGAAGTGGATTTGGCTTTTGCATCAAGCGTGCCCAGTTTTTTCTTTGTGCCATCGATGGCGTTAACTGCGTAAACGTTGTTGCCAACAATTTGTATTTCTACTTTATTTGCGATTTGTTATTTCCTTTAACCGTTTCTTTTCAATAGCTGATTTTAATTCGCTTATCCATTTCCATTCTTCTAAACTCAAATCGTCTTTATCAAACGGGTAATCTGAATTTTGCAAGTTGAGCAAAAATGATGCGTGTGTAAATCTTGCATCGGGTATATAGTCCTGCTTATAATCATTTTTAATAAGAGACACGGCGTTTGTATCGCCGTTAAATTTTTTTAAGTATTCTTTTTCTTTGTCCGGGGTCCACGCGCTTTCCCATTCCCGGAGTTCATCATCAAAGGAGAATTTTTTTTTATATGATAATTAGTTTCTTCAAATAAAACCGAGTTTGCAGTTAATAAAAGATCGCCGCATTTTTCTTTTAACATTCCTTTCCATCCTTCATAATAATTTTTCTTTTGTGGATCGGATGAAATTGGTTTGCCGTTTCTTTCAAAACTTTCTTCGCTAAAGCCGGTAATAAATTCGAGTATATTATCGATCTGGAAGAGCTGTACTTCTTTTGTATCCTGCGTTGCGGTAAGTAATTTTAGAACCTTGCCACGGTATTTAAGATGGTCGGATGTTTCAACAGTTTTATAATAAAATATTATTTTGCTGCCGCTTAACTGGTCATAAATTCCCACCTCTTCTTTTTCGGATGCTGCTATATCCCTCGCCATTTTTATCCCTCTCTGTTATTTAAATGTTATTACAATTTCGTTGTTGCCTGCTGCAATGGTTGGGTTAATATTAAAGCCCAGCTCCCAGGTAAGCACGTTTTCGCGGTTACCGTATTTTGGAATTTCTATGTTAGCACCGGTTACAGCTATTGCAAAATCGTTGCCTGCGCTTGCAGTAATATCCAGCGCAATATTGGCTGCGGTGGTCTGGTCCCAAATATTCCACGGGTTAAGCGTACCAAGCGCAACCGCCTCGGGGTTCATAGATCCCTTGCTTTCCCTATTGCTTATAAAGTATTGTCCAATACCGTTGTTAGCAGAGTTTGCATCCTTTTGCGGGCTTACGGTATTGCCAATATCCAGCATTAGCTCTTCAATTACACCGCCCCAGCTGGCGTAAGTAAATCCTAACTGGCTGCATTTAATTGGTGCAACGGCTTCGTGTGTTGGTGTTGCCATTCCGATATCGGCTGCGTTATCAGCATAGAGCCCTGTAAATTCCCAATCCACCGTGCATATCTCACCGGCTTTCATATTAAGCTTGAATGTGCCGCGTGCGCCGTTAATTTTATGCAGTACACCGCCAATGTAGAACCATATTGTTATACTGCTGCTGGCGCCGCCCATAGTTGAGTTTGGTGTGTATGCAACTGAGGTGCCCCCGGTTATTGCCTCGGTCATATTACAGGCCCCGAAGAGCGGACCGTAACGGCTGGGTGTTTCGTTTGTGCCGGAGTGTTTAAGTTCGGTTGTAAATGCAATTTTCATTCCATCGCCAACGTTAACACCTTTTAACCTGCCGAAGGTAGGCATAGCAACTTCGCGGCTGCGCGGCGAACCTAAAATCTCAAATGCCGGCTCGCCTTTAACTATAAGCGAATCGGTTGCCCCCGCCGGTGTTGGATCAGTACCGTAAACGCTTTCAATCTTTGCTGTGATTAAACTTTTATCTGCTTGAAACATTTTTTCACCTATTTATTTTTTAATTTCTTTTTTTCCGTTTTCTCTTTTGTTCTGTGTCTTAGCACAAGCTTGCCATCTTTTATAAGATAAGAGCCCGGCGGTATGTTGTTACGCTGCTCATCGGTTAGTATTGCAGTTAAAGGAATGTGCTTTTTATTTTTTAAGTTCATTCCCTCTTCTTTGTTTTTAATGTTATCATCCATCATTACTCCACGCATTTTTGCGGTATTGAATACCGATTGTAATTGTTAAATCTGATATAATATTTCCATAGATATCTTTTTTATTCCGCTGGCTGCCAATGTACCTGGTGTGGAATGCTGCCGCACTCCAGGTTAAATCCGTACTAATATTTTTTAAGATATCTGCTTTCATTTTTCTAATGTTTGCTGCTTCGGTTCCTCTTGCAATTATGTCTATTTCAACCAGCATATCAATATCATCTAACTGCTGGCTGCTCTCGCTAGCTTCGCCTATTTTATCATCACTTACATCGCGGAGGTTAATTATTTTTGTTTTTGCTTTTTCAATACTTGCAACGTTCGGAAAGTTATCGTACACTTTTTCAAACGTTGTGTAGTAATCGCTCCCGGACGTTATCGCCTCGAACCGGGTTTTAATTGCTGCAATTATCGTATCATCTTGTATGCTGGGTTTTGCCATATATATTTAGTCCTTAGTGCTTAGTCCGTTGTGCGTAGTCTTAAGTGACCTTCTGTTCGCTTAAGTAAAGAACCGTCATTCCTTCGCCATCGGGAATAACTTTTGTAACGTAATAAGTTGTGCTATCTATAATCATAATCGTATCGTGATCTGCGCCTGTCACATCGGTGCTTATTGCCATTGCCATCGGCTGCTCAATTTCAACTTCGCCGGCTTCGGTTTCTATTGTATCGCCTTCTAAAAAGAAGTTTACATTTATAGAAACGCCGTCACCGGTTCCATCAACTTTGAAATTAGCACTGACGGCAAATTCATCAGTGCTAATAAAAGCTGAATTAAATGTTGAATCGATTGCGGTCATTTATCAACAGGTGCATCGGTGTAATCATACGTGCTTTTCCATTTACCAAATGCTTTCTTTGCATCGCTGTCATTTGGCTCTGCACATCCATTAAAAACAAGTTCCCTTGCATCTTCGGAATCAGATTCCAACTCAACAAAATCACCCGCAACAAAAACTTTGCCTTTAACCATACACTGTGCACGTTTAATTTTATCTTTACCAAAACCCTTTTTATTCAAGATTTTGAATTTTCCCATCTTCGTTTCCCTTCTTAAATTATTTTTAGATAGGCCCGACACAAGTGCCGGGCTGTTATTAGTTTTTAACAAATTAGTTTACGCTGGTTGCAACTGAAAATGCTCCTGCCTGCCTTACACCAACATCAACAGTAGTTATTGCAGTAATAACACTTACGCCCGTTCTTTCAATCTTATTTGCGTAAATGTCCATATTACCCCACTCTGCAAGTATGAGCTGTGCAAAGTTGCCGAAGAAAATGTATCCTGCGCTTACCTGGTTGGTTGATGGTATTGGGTAGCCATTCATCATATTCCCTTCGCAAAGGTAGCCCGATACGCCGGCATCTTTTAACCTGGTTTTCAACATACCCTTAATCCCGGGTGTGGTTACATAAGCAAACGTACCTTCCAGTGCGTTTGCTGTATCAACATCGCTTTCATGCTCAACTGCAGCAGGCCAATCATACGAAGCGCCTGATACGGCTCCGATGCCCGAGGTGCCCGCAATGCCGGTTGGCTGTCCGCTAGAGCCCGTACCGTGCAGCACAGCAAGATCAATTGCAATTGCAAGTATGGTTGCAATGTCATCCATTACAAGAGCGCCTGCATCGGGTGTGCCCTGTAATAAAAGCCTTCTGGAAATATCAACAGATGCGCCAACATCTTTAGGCGATAAAGCCAGCGTTCCGGTTGTCGGTGTTGATTCGGTCATCGATGCGCTTTCGGTTGCAGCCCATAATGCGGTTGCGCCTGCGGTCCATTTCGGTATATCAACATTGCCGACTAAGCCCCTCAGCATTCTCGCTCCAAGCCGCTGTGTGAGCATCTTGTTACGCAAAAGCTCGATGAATAAATCAGGACGATG